ATCACGAATGCTTAGAATCTGATTTCTTAAAGGAAGAATATCTTTTTCTGCTGGATATGCAGTTAGCTTAAGTGTGTTACCACCGTCAGCAAATGATGTAGGCGCAAAACTATTTAACACGATTTCTCCAGTAACGTAATTTAAAGTGCCAGCATTAATTTGTACTGCAAGATTTTCTGTTGTTGTTGCTCTATATATTCTCATAATTCCATTGTTTTCTTCGAGGTAGCAATTGTCAAACCCCTGATAAGAAAATGCATTGGATGTGACTTTGTTGCCAATTCCATATGGATGAGATGATGGTCTGCCGTTTGTTGTAGAGTCGATTGGGTTAGAAAATACAATTGTATACTTTGTTGGTGTATTCAATTTAATTTCAACTTCTTTTCTCATTATCAAAGTCAAAATGCTGTTTAAAATTGAACGTTCGCTAACGTCAATCAAACGTGATAATTTAGAGTATCTAAAATACTTTGAGAATTGATTAATTTCATCGGTATTGTATGTTGAAATTATATCTGTAACCAAAGCCTTAAGACTTGCTATAGATGCACTTGTCTTGTCAGAATCATACTTAACAGTAACGTCAACTAACAAATACAAATATTCAGGATCAACAATTTCTGTTGCAACTGTCAATATCTTTTTTGGTTTAATTATACTTTGAATCAAGTTATTTTTTTCTGTCGCAGTTAGCACTTCACCAACAGTAGGCTTGATTGCAATGAAAACTTTTCCATAAACTGGTGGGTCATTGTCTTCTCCACCCCAAACTGAAACCGAATCAACGTTTGTTTGTTTCAACAATAACGCTTTATAGTCTTCGGCAGTAACCGCACGATTTTGTGCTTCGTATGATCTCGGTGCATTAAATTTAATTTTTGTTGTAGATTCTCTCTCGGCACCACCAGATGCAGGATCAGTTGCAGTAAACGTTGCGGCTGTTACACCAGCGATAGAGCCAGCATACGACAATGTTTGGATATCATTTGCATCTGCGCCTGATGTAATTAGAAATTCGAAAACAACAATGTTGCCGTTATCAAGTGCAACACCAAATCTGTCATCACCAAATTTAATTTCGTATTGTCCGTCTTCAGTTTCTTCTAAGAAATAAATTTGAGATGTTTCTGTAATCTCAACAAGATTTTCAGATTGAACAAACGTTCTAGTCGTGCTATCGGCAGACGAATTTATAACTTTAACAACAAGAGTTGTCGTGTCGATATTTGCGTTAGGAATCAAAAATCTTTGTTGTAAATCTGCCGTATTAACAGTATAGCGTCTAGATAGGAAAGTACCTTCTTTAAGTGTAACTGTAGAAGAATATGTTCCAGAACTGTTTGCTACAGTAACTGCTGACGTATTTAAAAATACATATGACTTACCATCAACAGAACCTGTGAATTCTGTATATGCAGGAATAGTAACTGTAGATGGCGCACCAGTTACTGTCAATGCTAATGTTCCCGTGATAGATGCGGCAGTCTTAGACCTTGGAGTATAATTCAACGATTTTGCAAGGTTGATAATAGAATTTCTTTTTTGTGCAGTCGAAAGAAAAGCCTCCGATGCAACCATGTTCAGATAGAAAGAATTGTAGTATGTGTTATATGCTAATAAGTCTAATAGAACAGAGAGACCCGCACCATCAAAATTGTAATCTCTGAATTCATCTTGCGCTTTCAGATAGTTTACAAAATTTGCTTTGATTCCCGTAAAATCTAACTCATCTACTTTTAAATTATTGTCTGAGGCCATTATGCCGTCCTTGCAATTGTTGTTATTAATGAAGACGATCTTCCGATATTTAAAATCACATAGTCTATTTTGATTTTTATACCATAGTCATCATTCTCAATAAGAATATTCTTAACAGAAACTCTAGGTTCGAATCTAGCAATTGTTTCAGTCAATTCTTGTTTGATGTTATGTCGTGTGAATACACTATCGTTTTCGAATAAGTAATTTGAAATAGTTGTACCATATTCTGGATAGAACGGACGTGTTCCTCTCTTCGTCTTAATTAAATTAGACAAAGAACGCTTAATCGCAGTTTCGTTTGTGATGGGTCTAACATCACCAGAAACTGGATGTGGCGTGAAATCTAGCGGTAAGTCTTTAAAGAATATGGTAGCCATTTTTTTCTTTTATTTATGCTGTTTGTTCTGCCGTTTTAGAGTCTTGAATTTCTTTTCTTCGCTCTTTTGCGGCTTTTGTGAATTCTGCTAGTGCTTTTCTTGCACGTGTACCTGCGGCTTTATTGCCCTTGTTTTGAAATTTGTCGTTCTCAGCAACGTATGTTTCAAATAAATTTACTAAATTTTCATGGTTTGTCATGGTAATAATCCTTATAAAAGTTGACAAAAGACTTGACAGTATGTTACATTAACTGTGTAGCCTATGATATTACGTATTAGCAACCGGTAAGGTAGCCGCTACTGCAATTGCGATATCTTGCTCTTTATCTTTCTCTTCGAGTGCTACGATTCTTTCTAATAGTTTTGCAAGAGTTATTTCATTGTTCTTATCAGAAAACACTAAGTTTTCATTTCCATTAAGTTTCAGAGTGCTATCTGTACTAATTGTAGTATTGCTTGTTGCACCCCAAACAATAGCACTTTTATCATTTACAATAGAAAAGCTACGTGTTAGATTTGGTGGCTCACCAAAGTATTCGGCAGCCGCTTGAGGGATTGCAGGAAGATATCCTAGAATCGCAGGTTCTTGTGCTGTAGTTGAATCTAAAAAGAAACCGAACACCCAATCACCAACTTTAGGTGTGCCATAAAGATTTGGTGTATTTAATGGATGTATTGAAAGCGCCCAAGGTAAATCTGAAGTCGGAACTAATTGTGTATTCTTCGGCGGGTGATATCCAAAGCATCTTACTTTGCATCGACCCAAAGTCAACGGGTCATCGATATCTTCGACAACTCCAATCCACCAGATAAACCCGTCATGTCCTATAAAGTTTTTCATTTATTCAAATGCTTAAAATATTGTATTCTTCGTTCTTGCTTCTTAAACCAATCGTCTGATGGTTTGCCTTCGCCTTTGTAGTAGACTAATGGTCTACCTGTAGTCTTTGACACAATAGCCCATTTACCATCTACTTGTTTTAATACTTCTTCGATTGGACCAAACACATCATCTTCCCAAGTTTCTAAAGTGGGAATGTAATCGTAATTACTTCCTGTGTCTTCTAAGAATTTTTTAAATCGATTCATAGCTTGTCCAGTTCTGATGTATCTAATGAGTTAGGAGGAACGTTGTCTCTAATCCAAGTCAACAATTCTTTTTTAACATCGAGTTCCTTTTTTGCTGGTTTGCCAGGCTCTTTAAGAGTCAGATATTTAAAGTCTTTCACAACTGGATTGCCTTTGATATCTCTATACTCTTTTCCTGTCTTAGGGTCGACAATGTAAATCGTATTCTCTGGATTATTTAGGATGACATAAATTCCACCTTGCACACCTTCAGGCATACCAGTCTTAACTAAACTGTAAACTGTCTGTGCGGCACCTGCATGAGTCGCAAGTAAAATATCTTCTGGCACAACTCTATTGCGAGATTTGTTATTTTTAATTGCAATTTGATAATTTGTCAACACCCAAGTTACGTGAATGTCTTTTGCTTGATAACCAGCTTTTTCTAGTTTAGGCAAAACGTCTGTCATGTCAGAAACTTCTTTAAACGTGCTATCAAATAGAATGTTTGGCAACTGACCTTTTTCAGCGCCAGCAAGCATCAAGTCTAACGTCTTGTCTTTTGCACCAGTAGCACGAACTAAAACGTGTAGAATGTAAACGTGTGTTGGTGTCTTGAGATTCAAATCTGACATAGCAAGACCTTTGCTGACAACTTCGTTCTGAATTAAAGTTTTATCTCTGTCAGAAATTTTATCGCCATACTTGTCGAGCAAGTCTTTTACTGTAAATTTACCCAAGTCATCCAACTTTTGAAATGCAACTTTCAATTCGTCAACGTCACGAATTTTAAATGCATCACCTTGCATAAAATGTTTGATTGCAAATCCTTTACCCGAGCCTGCACCACCAGCAAGAAACACAATCTGTCCGTATCTCTTTCCGTTATTGTATAGAATTTGTTTTTCTATTAATTCTGTTGCACGATAATCTTTTAGAATAGCGTACTCTGAAAAATTGAGTCTTGTCATGTTGGTACCTTATTGTTTCTCCAATGTTCAACTATGCTTGAGTTGTTTATATCTTCTGCAAATCTAGAATCGCCTAATGTTTTTTTAATTGTATCTGCACTTTGTGCAAAATCAATAGAGTCGTTTTTGTTATACAATTGATTCTGATCGATAGGTGAAGAACCTCTGCTTAAATACAAAGTCTTTATGTATTCACCATCACGCAATCTGTGGTCAACGCCAGTAACTAGATATCGGCCAGAATGAATATCGTCAGATGGTGGGAATGCATTGCCAGCATCCGCTACTCTTGCGCCTTGACTAGGGACAAAGAAGTTTACAATGTTGCCGACACCAATATCATTCGTTCCGCCCTGAATCTCAACTTTAATTTTAAACAAACTTTTAGATATTTGTCCATTA